TGAAAACGGAAACCCGAAGTATAAAATAAACTTTGGGGTTCCGAAAGGTCTTGATGGTGCCAGTGGTGAAGGCGGCGGAGTGGCTGATTCTGTTCAGTGGTCAAAGGTTCTTAATAAGCCAAGTTGGGTAAATTCTGCGTCAAAGCCAACATATACAGCGTCAGAAGTTGGAGCTTTACCGGCAGACACAACAATACCTTCAAAAACAAGTCAGCTTACAAATGATAGTAATTTCCTTACTTCATCTAATTTTAAAACAATTAATAATCAATCTATTGTAGGATCAGGAAATATTCAAATTGAGGGTGGTTCATCCGGCGGAACAGGGAATGTAAATGTTACTAATGCTTCCGATCTAAAGGCATCAGAATTCTATGCATTTAGACCTGCAAGTGATGGTTCAGTAGGAGGTAAGTTTTTGTTGCTTCCTGAAGCTGATTCTTCAAATGCAGGTCTTATGCCGGCAGAAAGTTTTGAAAGGTTGTCTTCGATGAAAGCATGCTTATATTTTCCAATTGCTTTTGAACAATTAAATTCTTCTTCAACAATTGAAGAAGTAGTTCAGCTTTTCAGCGAAGCTATTCAAACACAATTATCTAATGTTAGTACGTTACTTTATATAATGATTTCATATTGTAATTCATATAATTCAGAGGGTAGCGGAAATACTGGTAAATTTTATATAGGTAATAACGATTGTTTATTTAGAGGATTGTACACAGAAGAGGAGCATAAATTATTGATGGAATTTACTTATATAACTATTGGTGGTTCATTAAAGACGATTTCTATATATTTTTCAAATATACAGGAGAATTTATCTACTGAAGAAATGACAATATCTGTCATAGATAGTGAAAATGATAGTTATTATTTACCAAAAGAAGTATATGATTTGTCCGCAATATCTACTCAAGCGGAGATAACTGCTGCTTTTGGAGGCGAAGAAGGTTTAGCATCTTTGAAAGATGCTATTAGGGCGAACAAAAAAATATATGTTAAAAGAACAGATAAATTTGCTTATGTGTCATTGCTACCAGTATCATATACTATGTTTTTTGATGCAGCTTGGGCGATTTCTTTTACTACCCCAAAATGGGGTAGTACAAATGGAGCTTTTATAATAAAAAATATTAAACCTACTGAGGTATTGGAAATATATCAAGATGGTTATCGTTTACATTCATCTTTTTATTCTCTTACATCAAATTCTACAAGTGAAGAAATAAGTACAGCCGTTGGAGGAGAGGATGGCTTAAAAAAATTGATAGCATTAATAAAATGTGGAAATAGGATTTTAATAAATCCATCTAATGATATTAATCAAGTTACACAATTGTTACCTAATGTTATAAATGAAGTAGAAAATGGAAATCTTGGAGTTGTATTTTTTGGAATGGGTTATGCTTTATGGGGAGGAGCTATTAGCATGATTGCAATTAATTATGATAAAACCTCAAATACTTTTTCAGCTGCTGTTACAGGTATTGGAAGTTAATATATTAATATAATTATGGAGCCAATCTACAACAAATTAATCCCGTTCAAGCCGTTCGTAGCAATTAATCTGTTTGGCTTTGTCTTTGCCCGTAAAGAGTATAAGCCGTTATATGAGCGAACTCTAAACCATGAGCGTATTCACACAGAGCAAATGAAGGAGATGCTTTACATCTTCTTCTACCTGTGGTATCTGGTAGAATGGATAGTGAAGCTATTCATATATGGGAAGAAGTCATACAACAATATATCTTTTGAAAGAGAGGCATATCAGTATGAGAGATATGCTGACTATGTTCAATTTAGGAAGAAATATAATTGGATCAAACATTTATAATCATGGCACAAAGAGAATTACAATTTACACAAGAAGGTGATGTATGGGTAGCGGAAGAGACGGTAAATAACGACTACTCATTGCATTTGGAGAGAAAGAAAGGAGGTTATTTCCACATCTCACAACGGAGTTCAGACACCGGGGTATTTGTCCCATGTGCCTTGCCTCCCTGGTTGGAAAGGACAGGCCAGTTCATAGATCATTCTTTTGGTCATGGAGTTTATCCCATGCACATTAAGATTGTGAGTGAGACAGAAGTTACAATGGGAACAATCAGGGAGGCAGAGTCATGAAACTGAATTATATCCTGTTGAACGCCCTGGTTCTCGGTCCGACACCGCTCAATACGGTCGGCACCGGGAATGGTAAGTTCGGTAAATTAGAATCACATCCCCCGCATGTCTTATTGGAAGATGGGGGCTGTGTATTAATGGAAGATGGCGGAAAGGTAATATTGGAAGAATATGGAGAAGGATAAGAAAATAAGTGAACTGGACAAGTTGGAAACTGTCACGGGCGAAGAAGTAGCCTTGGTAGAGATGGGGAAGAAGAACTATGGCCTTCCCATGTCATTGCTGGCGAAAGCGAGTGATCTGGAAGAAGTGAACAAGAGTATTGAAAGTATCCGGTCTGATATATCGGATTTGCAAATACAGGACAACTACGGCGTGGCGAGCTGGTCCGAGGATGACCTTGCTCCGGAATGTACCGGTTTCTTTGGTAATTTGGAATTTCTGAACAGATGGAACGTGTATTTGCTTGACACGACCGATAATGCCAGAGATACGACAACCCCGGTCGGCAAGCTGATGCGTAATAACCTGTTCCGTTTCGAGGACGGGAGTTTTGCGCCGACTGTTGGGATCACTGAGGAGATGCGATCTGAATGTGACGTTGAGTTGTACTTGGACGAGGCTCACCAGCAGAAGTATTGCGACGCCGGAGCGTTCAATGCTGAGACGTTCTATAATGAGCATGGCATGGCAAGGCTCTACAACGCCGAAGGTGCCGAAGTCCGTGTATTACGTCCGTGGGAGACAACCGAGACCAAGTACACGATAGGTATAGGCCGGGATGAAACAGTATACTTATTGGATAGTCTGAAAGGGAAATCCGGCCGTATCTGGAAGGGCCTGTTCGCCACTCCGACGGTTTGGGACGGCATAGACGTAAGCGATTATCCGCTACCACCGACAGCTATGTCACCTAGTCCGGTATGTACGATAGGCGATAAGCCAAGAAGTTTCTTCTACCTGTATGAAGGAGAGAAAAAATGTCAGTCATCGGCTGGTCAGAACAATTTGTGTACAATGTTCCAAGTTGGTCGGACCTATCCCCGAGTATCAGATATGAGCCAGGTGACAAATATGCAACGTGCCCGCTCGATGAATGCCGATACGAGCCGTTCCTATCCGTTCTCCGAGGGCGGATTTCATGCCTTGAATACCTATGTGACGGCGCAAGAGGTTCTTTATGGAACAAAATACCTTCATAAGAACACTGTTTTCGGCAGCGGTATATCATCAAACGATAGCTGTAACAGCGAGGCGACGTGGAAACAGAACGGCGGCGTAAGATACAAGTTGAGTAGCAGTGGCACATGGAAGTATGCAAATTGGAGTACTCAGGGAGACATCTATTATACGGCTGATGACCATAAGCGGGCTAGTTTTTCGGTAATGTTGAACTCAGAATATCCTAAAGAGCAGTGCATGGAGAGCCAGATGGTCGCCTCATTCGCTAGCGAGACCGGTATTCAGCCGGGTGTTGAGTTCGAGTTTTATGGCGGTACGTATTGGTATGAGAATGTTCCGAACGCATCCGGTTTGTCGGAAGGGGGTATGAATGTCCGTGTGTTCAAACGGATGAGTACGACGTTTAACGCTTATGACTCTGCAGGAGCGGAACAAAGCTGGGATGTGGAAGTGATCCTTCGAATGTCCTTGGTTGGTGGCATGAATCTGTCCGGCGACATATTCGCTTATTGGGGTGGAGGTTCAGAGAATGTCGGAACATGTATAGTTGATACCAATACGTCTCGTGTAGGTAATCCTGTTGATATATACATTGAACCAGACCAGAAAAAATGGCATAACGAAACCTCTGTAACTAAACCGGATAAAGGCGTTTTTGATTTCGAATCCCAATACAAGAAACTAGGTACATATCCAAATCTCGGAAATAATTATGCCTTAAAACGTGCGCCTTATTCATTCTGGAAGACGGAGAAAGGAGGCAGTATCAGCACAGGCGAATGTTTTTCTGTTTATGATGATAATTACTGGAGCAGTGTTCTCAATACCCGAGCCCGAATCGGCCTGCGTTTTCGCGGCTATGCTTATTATGGCACTTGTTCCGCGCGTGTTGTGTATGCGAACGCCGTCGCCTCTTATACGAACCGCTATTATGCCGGGTCTGCCCAAGCCTTGATAGCAGGCGCAGCTCCGCTGCAAGCGGAATGAAGGGGCTGCAAGCCCCGGGGTGTTAGATAACATGAAAAAAGGAGTAAAAAGGAATGAAAAAAATATCGAAAGTTGGCGTTGAAAAATCCTGCCGTCTTGCGGCAAGTCCGGCACTGGGACCGCGACCACCGAACCGCAAAAGACAGGTTGAAAGAATGGATGGAAGGCCGGCCTGCGTTTTCGCGGCAATGCTAATAATGGCAATTGTTCCGCGCGTAATGTGAATGCGAACAACGTCGCATCTAATACGAACCGCAATTATGCCGGGTCTGCCCAAATCGGAAAAAGAAAAAGACACCCCCTTCCATTCATGTCCAGGAGTGACGAAAAAATAAAAGACAACGCACATGTTCCAGAAAAGGATGAGATGTGTAGTAGCGTCAAGGCGCTACTTAAATGCCCGGCTTGCATGAAACGGATAATAGGAATAAGCTCAAATTTGAGCCAAGAGGACATCGAAAAAGCGGCATGGAGAGCCTTTGAAGGGCACTCCGGCAAACGGGAAGTTACTGATTTTATCGAGGACTTCCGGAATCGTTGCGCCAAGCTGTATGATGCACTTCTCGATGGTTCATGGAAAGAGTTCCTGTCGTACCGTGTGCTGGAGAAGGTAAACAAGAACGGGAAGGAACGACATATAGACAGCCCGTCACTTGTAACCCGGATCTACCAGCACTTGCTGCTAAACTTGTTGGAGCCGGTGTATAACAGTAAAGATAACCTGAATGGCTTGAATTGTAAGAAAGGCTGTGGCATAACGGCGAAAGATTCCCGCCGGTCCGTGATATATCGGATGAAGCAAGTTTATTTTGATCGGACGGATTTGCACTACTGCCTTCTTATAGACCAGCGGAAATGCTACGAGCATGTTACTGCCAAAACATTCCGCCGAGCCTTGAAACAGGTTATTGATGACAAGTGGCTGGTTGATTTCGCTGTCGATGTGTCTTTCGTAGATGGAAAGCTGCCGATAGGAACACCAACATCCCCATTCATCCATCATGTCCTGATGCTTGCGTTTGATTATTACGTCAAGGACTTTGCCCCTTTTGCGATCCGTTATGCCGACGATAACTTTATGGCGTTCCATACGGTAGAAGAAGCACAGCAGGCCAAATGGCGAGTGAAGAATTATTGGTGGTATGTTTTAGGAATACGCTCGAAACGTCATTCCTGCGTCATACAGCCTATGTCCAAACCGCTTGATTTTTGTGGCTACGTGTTTCACCGGAATGAAAACAAGGGAGTATGCGACCATAACAAGGGTTACGTCCGGATTCGGGAATCCATAGCGAGGGACGCAAAGAAATGCGACAACGACCGTTCCTGGGCATCATATTTCGGCCTGCTGATCCACGCAGACTGCTTTCAACTGATCAATAGAATACAAGATAATATGAAACTGAAAGATTTAACACAGAAGGTGCGCATAGACCGTACCATGGATGCACGTAATATAGAGATACGTGAGCTTATCGGAGTAGTGATAACGATTTACGATAATGAGATCCGTTATAACGGCCAGAAACAACCCAACTGGATCAAGTGCCTGATAGGTTTTGACGAAGTGGTTGACGGCGAGAAAACCGGTAAGGTGTTGGCTCGGGAGTTTCATGGCAATTATCAAGGTATCATTCAGTTTATGGCAGCGTGCGAGAAGGAGTTTGGGAAGAGAAACCTTTTACCCCTTGAGGACGTTGAGATCGAGAACCAGTGCGGTTACATCTTCAAGGGTAGTACCAACCAACTGACGTACATTGAGGATGAAAACAATCAATTATCAACAAGTTCCGTCAACCGAAGCTGACGACTTAAACAAGACAAGATCGAAATGGGAAAATAGCTTATATGTATTGCTTGACGAAGGGCGGTTTATCACGCGTTTCATCGGGCATAGAAATGAGATGATCACATCAGAGGACGGGAGTGAGGAACAAATCACTGTTGCCTATCCCGTCCGTGTGGAAAAACCATACACTGTAGATAAGGCTGTCTCTGCAGCCATCATGGACGCTTATGGACTACTCAGCGCTGGCGAGCTTACAGCATTCCTGGAAGACATCGCACGGAAACATCGTCAAAATTCCAATGATCCGGATGTTATGGAGTTCGATTATTTTGTCGAATGGGTTCGTTGTTCGCTTGACGGTACCTACGCCACAAAGCTGGACGAAGTAAAGGCAGAGGTACTTGCCAAGATTGACGCATACGATACATCATCATCCGTCAACAGCTTTAACCTTAACGGACTCCCTGTATGGCTTGACAAGGATACCCGTGTCGGCTTAATGAACTCGACCCAGATTGAAAAGGCAGCCGGGCATGAAACCACGACCTTGTGGCTTGGCTCTGTCAGTCTGGTAATCAATTGTGATCTGGCTATACAAATGCTTTCTGCATTGGAGTTGTACGCCCTTGAATGCTATAACAAGACGGCTGAGCATAAGGCGAATGTTGGGAAGTTAATGAGCATAGAGGAAGTGGAAGCTTATGATTATACAGCCGGATACCCGGAGAGATTGGACCTTAATACTTCCGTTGTATGATCTGGCTTATGGTATTGTCATTTAGCATATTGCTAACCTATGTTGGAATAATGATAAAAAGACATGGGATACCTTATTCCGTATCGGATACATATTATTCCTTGGAGCATAAATGGTCGTTCACAATCACCATGATGTCGAGTGCTCTATTGCTTGCTCCTTCTGCCTTCTCCTATAGCAATTCAAATACAGAGTTTCTTGTATTTCTATTCACGTTTGGGCAGTTGTTGGTAGGTGTAGCTCCTCATTTCAGAACTTATCAGAAGGCAGAGCATATCGCCGGAGCAGTATTGCTTCTCGTCGGTTCTCAAGTATGGATCGGATTTAATGTTCCATTAGTTCTATGTAGCTGGATTATATATCTGATAGCTACTCTTATGGCAGTCGTAGTAAAGAATGAAAAATTTATAGCAGCATTCTTGCATACCAAGCCGCTGTTTTGGGTGGAGGTTGTTGCATTTTTGAATTTATATTTTTGTTTAACAGTTAAAATGTTTAGGTTATGAAAAAGATTGTTTTGGTTATGAGCATGTTATTGCTCTTTGTAGGTGGTGCGTTTGCACAAACAGAAGTAAGTAATGAAGGAACTCAAATTATTCTTGATCTTTCCACATTTACAGGTATCGTTGCTGTCATTTCATCCGTAGTGACACAGATCTTCAAGCTGATTCCTGCTATCGATGGCAGCAAAATTGCAAAGATCGGTATTTCGGTAGCTGTCGGCATCGTGGTCTGTATGTTGGCATGGGTATTGAAAATCTCAGAGCCACTGGCTGGACTTATTTGGTGGCAGACGCTTATTTATGGTGTGGCAGCCGGATTATCCGGATGTGGATTTTATGACTTGGTAAAGGTCGTTTGGGATTTGGTTAAGCCGAAAGATGAAGTAATTCATTTGGATTAAGTTTTAGGTAGTTTAGGTTATCAATTGGGCGGTGTGACAGGCCGCCCTTCATTAGAAAAACATGGAACAGACAGAAGCAGCATTACAAGTAGCAAAAGGTATTAGCGAGTATGGGATCTTGGTGGTCATAGCAGCTTTTTTCCTTGTATTCGCCATAGGAGTATTAGTGTGGAACATGGTATCTTACAAGAATCTTACAGAACGTATCTTTACAGAATTTGGAGAGAAAATAACAGATGTACAGGTGAAGGCAAATAAGAATCTCGAAACCATGGTTGATATTGCAGAAGGTTTAATTCCGGAAACACAGCTCCGGATAAAGAACACGTCCGGCGTCTATTTTGACTTGGCCACAGAAAAGGTTTGCCGATTGATTAAGAAAGTTCGAGAAGAGAATCATATTGCCGACAGAGAGGCTACAGCTAAAAAGATCCGGACATTGCTGACAAACATGTATGAGGACCGTAATAGCCGGTTTGATTCCTACAGGTATAGGGGAAAGCGGCTGTCTGAATACACGAACCCGGATTGGGTGGAATGGGTGGCCAAGGTTGTCGAGGGCGAGTTGTACAATGAGTCCGGTGCCAATAACGGCCGGGCCTTCACGAACGTATCGGCTGTGTATGAGAATATCAAGTTAGATTTTTATCATCGGTTAAATAGTTAAGGTTATGGCAAAATCAAGAGGTTATCGAAATAACAATCCTGGTAATATCCGGATTAACGGGGATAAGTTCCAGGGCGAGGTTATCCCTTCACAAGACAAGGAGTTCAAGCAATTTGAGAGCATGGCTTACGGTTATCGAGCTATATTTAAGATTCTACGCAATTATCAGATAAATTATAAGCTGAACACGATCCGTCAGATGATCAATAGATGGGCACCGAAGAAAGAGAATGACACGGCAAACTATATATCTGTTGTGTCGGAAATATCTGGAATTCCTGCTGACGATCCAATCCGGACAGACAATAGGGAGATGATGATCCGAATAGTCGCCGCCATGTCACGAGTGGAGAATGGAATCGATGCTGATATGGTAGATATAATAGATGGATGGAATCTGTTATGAAACCTTGGAAAATAGTGTTGACAATTTTGCTGACAGCAGCAATATGTTCCGTAGTTGGCTACGGCTATGGGCGACGGGGGGCACGAGTCTCCACGTCTGTAGCTGATACCATCCGCATCCGGGACACGGTTCGCGACAGTATCCCTTATCCCGTGATCGAGACCGTCGTGCAGGAAATACCGGAGCCGTTTCCTGTCTATATCACCTTGGGCGGCGACACGATCCGAGAACCAGTTTACATACCGGTTCCGATCACGCAAAAGGAATACTCCACGGATAACTACCGGGCGTGGGTTTCTGGTTACAAACCGTCATTAGATAGCGTATGGGTATATCCGGAAACCAAGATCATCCGAGAGAAACCACGTAGATGGGGTATCGGTGTGATAGCTGGTTATGGAATCGGACGGAATGGATTGTCCCCTTATGTTGGTGTAGGAGGATATTGGAGAGTGTGGTAAGGAATTTTATCTACTTGCTATAACTGAAATAGTATATAAATAAGATATGCGGATGATTTTATCACCCGCATATCCCTTAAATAATCCACTCCGTTGGAGCAGAGATTCCAAAAATCATTTTGTAGTTATCTACAAAATATTTTTTGAACTTCATCAAATCTTCTCCAGATAGATTTGATATTTCATACTCTCCCGTAGGGCCAAACTCATATATTTTCTGCCCAGCTTTAAATGTTATTTTTACAATATTCAT